GCATTGTCCTCTATGATGAAATCCTCAGGTTTGATATTCATTATATGAACGTGTGAGGTATCCATCATTCTGGTGATTTCACCTGAAAAGACCATTATCTGTTGCATACCTACTGGCTGCATATTAGGCTGTTGTCCCTGTTGCATAGGAGGTCCACCCTGCATAGGGGGAACACCTGAGGAACCTTGAGGTGGAGCACCTGTAGGCATAGGAGGAGCACCCATTGGAGGTCCTCCTTGAGGTGGCATCCCCTGCGGTGGAGCCTGTGGGTTCATTGGTGGGGCTTGTTGTGGATTTGGTGGTGGAGTAGGTCTTGCACCCCCCATTTGCGTAGGTGGGGCGTTTATTGGTTGATTCTGAGGCACAGGCTGACCGGGGGCCATTATCGGAACATTCTTTATAGTCTGCTGATAGTTTCTAAGTTCTACATTTGGGTCCGATAATAGAGCTTGAAGTTCATCTTCCTCTATCTCATCAAATCTCTCTATGGAGTAGGATTTTTCCTGCTTCCACCACCGTTTTATAAGCCCATTCTTGGCTATAAACCCGTCATGGAAAGCATCATGTATAATCTTATAACCATTGTTTTCTCGGTAGAATACATGGTTTACATAGGCAGTTGCCTGTTTAGCTGGATAGTAATCTTGGACGTTTATTGGCGTGAAATAGACCACATTTTCGTTTTAGGTGAAAGTTTCCAGACAAATTGACTTAGCGGTTTCGACAACATTGAATACGTCCTTGGAAACGTGCTGGGACTTTCCTTCAGGACCTGCACCAATATCGTCACCGTAGTAATACTGGTAGCCTCTCGCTCTCTGCTGTGAAACATACGACCTGTCAAAATCTTCTGCTTCATCTATATCCCTTTGTATTAAGGCGGATAATTCCTCCCTAGTTAGTGGCTCTCCCTTCTCAGAAACCTTCTCACTATAATCACCTTCTAAATTCATTATTCACCACCTAATAGTTTAGCTCAGGGTAGAGTACACCTGTATACTCCTGACCCAATTCAGATTTTTTTTGACCAAATCTTGGCACACTTATAACAGCATATCTGGTAGCATCCATCAGGTCATCCCCATCTTTGACGATTTTACCATTTCTAGGATTCCTATGATACTTTCTATACTCGTCAAACCACTCATGAAAATGCTTAAACACCTTTAATCGTCCTTCTTGCATCCGAAGTTCTAATTCCATAATTCCCGGCTCAACAAAATTAGTGTCGTCAGGATTAGAAAAGGGTCTATACATATTAACTCCAGCGTCCACATAATAGCTTTTAAGGGTTTCACCAGAGCCTTTTTCACGATTTTCCCCATCATGGGGATATATTACCCTAATTTGTTTCTGTTTTTTATAAATTCTATGGGCGTGTTGAGGAGGAACCTCATTACTTGCCCGGAATCCGTCATATATATAGATAACATCCCTATCCACATCATGGGCAACGAACACACAGGCGAAGGGGTGTCGAATACCAAAATCACAGGCAGCTAGTAGTCTGAAATGGTTAGGTATCTCAAAAGGGTCTATTAGTAGTTCATCTTCTGGTGTTTTGAATACTTGGGTATCACCGAAGTTAGGGATACCTTGGGTTTTAGCGGATATTAGGTGTCTGGGGATGGCCTTTAGTAGTTGTTGCTTGGTTTTCTCATCTAAGTGGGGTGCTCTATCCCATCCTACGGTCATAACGAACTGGCCATCTGACCTCTTATTCAAGAGCATATCGACCAGTTCCGTTACGCCATTTTCAGGTGTAAACGTAAGCACCACAAAGCCCCCTTTATTCTTGTTCCCAGTTGCAGTTCTGGCAAGACATTCGGCATAGAACTTCATAGGGTCATAGCTAGGTTCCTCATCTATCATAATCCAATCTAGGGACATACCACGAATAATGGCCGGACCCTGTTCGTATGAACGGAAAAGTAGCTTACTATATCCGCCATTTTTGTGCTTAATATGAATCTCTTTCAGTAGGTTTTTAGTACCTGTGGATGTAATATATGGACCCAATTTCTCGGTAGGTATGAGTCCTTGACCCATAAACTTACCTTCCAACAGGTCAATTTCACCAATTAGCTTATATTGAAGCACATCCCTTATCTGGTCCCCGGTGATTCCACAGGCCATAGCGGTAATAGCACCGTCAAATCGGTATCCGTCATACCAATGGGGATAGTCCCCAGTTAGGTGATAGGAGAGCATAGAACAGGAAATCTCGGTTTTACCAACCCTATTAGCGGCAAAAAGTGCCAGTTGCTTGTTATCCTTAGTGGCTTCCACGAAATCAACCTGCCACTTATATGGGGCAAACCATTCAATAGAACGGTGTTTTTTGGCGGCCTTTAGTTCAGACTTGAGTTTTTCATACTTCTCAATACCAAAACCCAACATTTCATCAGTATCATCAGGACCTTGGTTCATCTAATATCCTATATACCTTCTTAGCTTTCATCTTAAACAGGTATTTATATACGGTGGAGGAATTTATCCCCATTTGGAAGGCTATTTCCTTAGGTGGAACGTCCTGATTTACCAGTTGCTTGAACCTTTCAACGTCTATTTTTTCGTATCTGAATAGGTATGGCTTCTTACAATGAGGACATTTCATATTTCTCCTGTTTATCCTGACAATCTAGCCTTTCTTGACCTTCGTATCTATCACAGTAGGTCTTATCTATAAGGTGATGGTGGCCATGTCCATGATGGTGTCTACGTCTGGACCTACCCCAAAAGGGTCCATGACAACTTGTAACCAGTAACATAACAATACATAACTTAATCATCTAAACCTCCTATGCTTTCCCCTTTGGTTTTTCTCTCATGTGCAGTATTCCTGCTGGTCTGCCGGGTAGTGGCCTCCTATTTCCAGGTTCTGGCTCAGGACCCTGCTCTATAAGAGGTCCGTATGGTTTCGCCTCCTGTTTCGCCTCCTCCTCAGCCAGCCAATTCTTCATATACTGTTGAACAATATGCTCTATCTGGTTCTCAGGAGTACCCCTCTGCCGCAATAACTCCCTTGCCTTATTCATCCTTGTATAATTAGGGTCAAACTTAGGTATATCGTTTGGGTCCATATCTCCTCCTACTCGTCTATTAACTCCTCTATCTTATCTGATGGTACACCAATCTCTTTTAACTCATTAACAATTTCACTTCTGGTCCTCGGTTTAACCTCCAGCTTATGGGTCATTTCTATCTCAGACTTGGGATTCCACCTACCTCTAGTCCTTAAGAAGAAGATAATGGAGTTATTATCCCCATTCCTTATCTTTTCCATCAATTTACCAGTCACCATGGCAATACATTCAGCAGTTCCAGTTTCAATGTCCTGTCTATAGTGCTTCCACAGGGTAGGATTACTAATCCCCATACATTTAGCTATCTCATCATTAGGTATGCCGCCAATAACCAACATCCTTACCTTCAACCTAGTCCACTTAGTAGGATGATGCCCTGACATATTAAGCTGGGGAAATCTCGGAAGCTGTCGCTCAACCCTAGGTAGCTTCATATCTGGGTCATAGAACTGATTAACATACCTTGGGTCCTCAATATCCTTAACCAAATCATCTAAACTACCCATCTTAGCTTCGGTATCAATCACTATTCCAACATCCTGCTCTAGGGGAACATCCAATATATTAGCAATATGCTTATATTTGGTAATACATTCACCACTTATCAACTCTCCGTTACATACCTCACACCTCATAACTCGCTTCGCTCCCTCGGCTAAACCGAATAAATCTCCATTTTTTAGAACTTAAGTCGCTGTAAGTACCCGTTACCCCATATAGGGTATATCATAGCTTTTCCATCATAGTTCACCTATGAACTCCAATTCTTTATTTATAGACCATTCGCTAACATTGATTGTTTTTCTGCCTGAGTAAATAAACCATGAAGGCTCAACACCTGTAATTTTTGCTGTTATTAAAAAAAGTACGTCTGACTCTGGGAAATACCAAATCTGACCTTCCTTAATTTTCACTCCACAATCTCCCAAGTTGATATGTTATGATACCAATATCTTGTTGATATCTTTTGATACCAACTCACTCCTAAGTGCTTGCTTAGCTTCATCTGCGGTCATTCCATAACCTCCCAACCATTAGAACACTCATAATTAAGGTCAATCATCTGGGCATCTGGGTCATTTATATACTTCGCAACATAGGTATTACCATCTTCTTCCATGAAAACGTGCTTAGTCTTGGGGTCCCATACTTCCCTTCTAACCTTTAAACCACCAACTAGCTTATCTATAGCTTTAAGTTTGTTCATTAGTAGTTTCCTTATAGAAAGATTTATTGCAATCGCAGCATATTAGTTCAAAGGACTGGTCGGTGCTTCCATATAGGTCTATTTCTCCCGGCCTATGTAGATAAACCAGACAATGAAACCATCTTTTGGCATAACCTATAAACTTCATAATATTGGCCTCCATTAACAGATATTAGACTATAGACGGATTCTCCTTCTATTAGATTAGGGGAGGGCGGAAAAAATAGCAAGGGGAGTCAGAGCTTCGCCCGAATGAATCGGTAGTAGGAGAGGAGGGGGGTCAACTACTATTATAGGGTTTGCCCGGCTTCAGATGGAACTTGAGTCCCTTCCGTTGGGCGGGAGCCTTTTTGAAGGTGGGTAGGCGTTTTCCTAGCCCAGAATCCATCGTAATCCCTAGTAATATCAATGACTTAGCTAACTCTCCCTGCCCTGTCCGTCCCCTATGAGAATGATGATGGTGATTGGTGGAGTGAATGGATGTGCTGGGTGATTGAGGTGTGTGTGTGATTGGAGAGTGCCGATATGATACCTCCAATTCATTCTCCAAATCGCTGTCGGATGATGTGAGTGAGTGAGTGGATAGAAGGGAAGGCCGATTAACCTACTAAACCATTTCAACCTAGCTGAGGTAACAACTTACCTGCCTAAACGTGGAATACGTCCAATTAACTACGTCTAATAGGATTTATTAGGTGCTATTCCCTGTACCTTTTCTATCTATCTATTCACCAAGTGGTTTACCTAGTGTTCTCCTATGTGAAATCAATACCCATCTAATAGATGAATGGAATTAATCTGGCGGATTTACCCAGTCTTTTCTCATACTCACCTACCTATTTAATCATGCGTATCCTATCGGAATCAGGGCATAATCTAATTATATTTATTAATAGTATCCTAAGAGATATACATACTATGCAAATTAGTATCTAATGGACTCTGTTCTCGTTCTCACATTCAGCACTTCGATACCCCAGACAAAGGCGAAGCAAACAGGACCAAGAATCCTCCGGTAGGACCCAGACGTATTTGCCTTGGAACTAGGATGGTTTGTTAGCTAGGAATTGTTTGAGAGTAACGAGTAATAAAATACCTCCTCCAAATGTTAGTAAATCGGTAGGGACCAGACACCAGTTTGGTTCTTATCTGTGTACTAGCAATTTCGCTGGTTACAATTTTGGAGGTATTCAAATGGATTTATCAAATGTTGTTATGGTTGAGAGAAATGGTGTACGAGTTCCAGCTATCGAGTTCAAAGAAGGAGTCAGAGTCTACAGAGTGGTGGCGAGTGCTACCTCAGAGCATGAGCAGACACTAGAAAGGGAACTATCAGACAATGAAGGGAAGCCAATGACTCTGCCATTGATAGAGTTGTTCTGCTACTCGACTGGTTCAGTAGGGTTCGAGAATGTAGACGTTAAGGTGCAGTTAGATGGCCAGCTAGTAGTTGCTGGCACTCTACTGGGAACGCCTCTGACTATGGTTATGAGCATGAGCAGAGAACTGAAAGAGAAAAGAAAGTTCATCAAGAAACTAAACGCTGATTATTCAAAGTTCATTGATTAATGGCCGTAAGGTAGGGACCGACACCAGTCGGCTCCTATCCTAAGACCAGTAATTAAACAGGTCTAAAGTTTGGAGGTATTCAATGTCAAAGAGTTTACGCAATTTAAAGATGAATGATGAGGTCTATGCCCTAAGAAGAAAGGTAGTTGACCTAATCTATGAAGCCAAGAAAATGGTTCCCTTGCCTCGAATAGAGATAAAGGTAACTGAAGATGACCCAAAGATTCTGGGTCAAGCTGTCCTGAGTTCCAATAAGATTTGGATAAGCCAGAAGGTAGTAAATAACTACGACCTTAGGTCAATAGTATGGCACGAATTGGTTCATGCGGTCCTAGGCGTGGGACATGATGAGAAATGCCCACTAATGGCCAGCACTTACAAAGGTAAGATGGAGCCTAAAGATGCTGACAGGTTATTAAAGTCATACTTTAGGGCCTACGGTGTGACTGATGCTGATGATGACGAATTAAGATTTGAATCAGAGAACTCCAGAGATTAATGGTTAATCGGTAGGGACCAGCTAACTAGCTGGCTCCTATCTATGAACTTTTAACTAACCAAGGAGATTTAAAATGAAGTATTGGGACCATGGTATTTACAAGAACACAAACGCCACTCTGCTATTTGATTCAAACACAGGCAAGGCAACCAGTTATCATGTCTGGAACCTGCTATTAAAGGACAAGAAAGGACGTTATCACCTAAACGAATACAAGTTTAGCAAGACCACCAGCAAGCATATCACCCAATTAAAGAACGTGATTTCTGGCCTAGGGATAAGCTGGATTCCTAGGGTTTCAGGTCTAAATATGACTGAGGAAATGATTAACAGTTAAGCGGTAGGGGTCAGCTAGTGCTGGCTCCTATCTCTGAACTACTAATTAAAGTGGTTTCAATTTGGAGGTATTAAATGAAATTTAACGAACTGGATTCTACGGTCAGGGAAAAGATTACTTTGGATTATCTTACGGGTTGGCTTGAAACTCATCCTAATGAACCATTATCAGCAAAGGAATTGCTTGATACTTTGGATAATGAAGTGGATGAGTACACACCTAACGGAAACTTGATGGCCTTTGATAACTGGTGTGTAGTATGCGGAAAAGGTATTTCAGAACTAGAAAAGACCTGCTCGGTTGAATGTTGGAATGATAACTATGATAGGCAGGAATCAGAGGCATATATCAGAGAAGTAACTGGGCATAGTAAATGCTTGACCTGTGGAGAAGAATTTTCTCATTTCGCTGGTCAGGACGTGGCCTATTGTTCAGAAGAATGTAATCCATCACTAAGTGGCTCTGCTGATGAAGATTGCGAGTAGTAGGGTATTGGTCAGCATTTGCTGGCCGATATTCTAAAACTGGTAATTTAACTGGTTTATTTGGAGGTATCTAATGTCAGAAGAAAGAGCATTGATTACTAGCTTATGCATACACTGTGGAAAGGATTTTCAAAGTCAATTAGGCGAAAAGGATTCATTTAGAAGTTTTGGTTTCTGTTCTGATAAATGCTGTGACGAAGGCTTTGAAGAACATTGGTCCTATACTGAAACAAGTTTTGATGATGAGGAGGCTTAGACTGTTGAAGGTTTGGGGTCAAGCATTGACCTCATTCCTTGAACTGGCAATAAAGCCATAACGAGGAGATTTAAAATGTTAATTGTAATAGCTACCATTGGCCTCTGGTTATTCCTTTGGTCCTTGGTGTTTCTTGGTGAGT